GCCATCTATTACAGTGGTAGCAGTTACGGCGTCTGCCATAAGACTCTCCTATCAGAACGGGGGCAACGCCCCCGTTCCATTACTCAGGTTTAGCTATCCGCGAAAGGAGTTGCAATTGTTCCAGATCCAATAAGAACACCCTGAACAAGATATTCATTGTCAGCAATGGCAGTAATCTCAAGGTAAGAGAATTTATCTCCGCCCTGCGTTCCGCCATTCATAGAAATCACATCGTTTGATGAACCGGGTATAAAAACCTTATAACTGCCATCAGTGACGCCAACAGCTAAAGAGCCAAGAAATTTGTCAGTGCCATCTGTTTTGATGTCAAGATCCGTAGCGTCGGTTCCAATGTAAAACCTGTAAACAGCACCAAGCTGGTTGTTTACATTTGGATCATCTTGACCGGCAGACGCCCCTGCGGAATCAGCCTGAATAGTCGGCAGAGTTACCGCACCATCCGCATCATTTATCTCTATGACGCGACCTGCATGGTCGGCAAACGTAAGGGTTGTCTCGGCAGTTATATTGACAACTGCATCGGGTCCGGCGGTTATAAACCCGCGCAACGAACGGACCGGACCGGAAAAAGTCGTTCTAGCCATAACGTAGTGTCCTTCTCACAAAGGTTTCGCCCTAGCGTCTTGTGAGCGTCTGCTGGGCCAGTCGCTAGGGCTATGCAATCCCAGAAAAATTTACAAAGCAGGGGAGGGTTAGAAAGACCCTCCCCTTATATATTATGCTCCTGGGGAGCCAAAAATGCCGCGTGGGTCGGACCAACCGAAAGCATAACGCTCCCGGGCTTTGTAACGGACGTTCCCCGTATCAAAATCACCTTCCATCGAAGTCCGGACGGCGGTACGGTTAAAGCCCTTCAGACCGTTGGGTGCATCTGTCAAGATGAAGAAAGCATCCGTGTCACTAAGGAAGTGATTAACGGCGTAGCCTTCCGGAAGCATACCCATGTTCCGAACTGCGTTAATGTCGTTATCCGCAGTACCGGTACGCAGGGTAGATTCTAGAAGACGGTCTGCTGTGAACTGAAGTTCTTTAGGAACAATCAGTTTCATGCCGCGAACCGCAACTTTCAGGCCCCGCTCGTCAACAAAACTTGCGATGTCAATCAGAGACTGTTCAAGACTAGTCTCGTTAAGATCAGCCGCAGTGGAGAGTTCGTTACGGAACGTGCTCCCCGTTACGAGTGGGTGGTCCGTAGCGCAAAGTTCCTTGCTGTCACCACCGGTATACGTGCTGTCGAAAGCATTGTTAAGAACCGCTGCGGCCTTAACCTGTTTCGTCTGACTCATACTGCGGGCAAGAGCTTTCGTGTAACGACCGGCAAGCCTGTCGTACAAGTTATCCTCGACCGCTTCTTCGGTGATCGAAAAAGCAAGGGCAATCGTTTCCATCGTATAACGCGCTGTATAAGCTTCTTGCGCGTCATCGAAGGATACTGCACTGCCTTCCGCCTTGGTTGGGGCGCTTCCAAAACCTGAAAGCATAACCTCTTCCTCAAAAGCACGGTCCGAACTCTCCATAGAGAAGATTTCTTCGTGCTCCCGATCATACTGATCGTACTCCATTCCGAACAATGCGTTCAGGCCGGGTTCCAACTCTTTTACGAGTTGTGCTCTACTGATAGCCATTTTCTAAACCCCCTATACGCCAGTAGTTGAAGGAGTACCAGCAGCAATAGCGCCGTTGTTGCTATTGAAGTGGTTATTAAGTCGGACAATTGCACCAATGCCCGCTGCGGAGAAGTCTTCGTTAGAAGAGTCTTCTACCCAACCCATAATCCGCATTTGCAGTGCAGCCGTAGTGGCAATCGTGCTGATCGCGAGGCGACCTAACGATACACCAGTGGCATCCGTGCCAGTAATTGCGGTTGAGAAGTTAGCGTTAGCAAAAACTGCGGCACGTGCCGTAGCCTTACTGGTCCACGAAGCATCCGTTGCAATAACATAAAGCTGCATTGGATCGTCGTTGACATACGCCTTTACAGGGTGGTTGCTATCTGCCCCCGAACCGGGCCAGTAATTGCTCCACGTAGGTTTTCCAGTGGTACTAGAAACATACTCACAGCCCTGGAACACGCCCAAAAGCCCTACCGTACCACCAGCCGCCGCTCCCGGAGCGTCGATATAACCGGTGGAAAGAGGAATCACGGGTTCGCCGTGATAAAGCTTGTTTGTGTTGCCGTTAGCTATCTCATAAAGAGTATAGTTTGAAGTAGCAGTGGAATTGGCCGCGCCACCCATCTTGTTGAGCGGACGGAGGCCAAAGCTTCCGTTAATGTTAGCCATTTCGTTTGCTCCTTAAAGCAAAAGGGTTCAAAACAGGTGCCCTATTTTCTAGGGCCTCCAAACGTTACACGCGATTGTCGTTCAGGCTTCTGAATCGCCATCGAATGATGCTGCGTCTCCTTCATAAGATCGTTGTCAACTGCGGTCATTGCGTCCGAACTCATTTTACCAAAGTAGTCCTTACGTTCCTCAACAATCTCAATTGGAATACGGGCCAGCAACAGCCCTCCTACGCCAAAGACACCTTCATAGGTCCCGGAATCCACAGTTGGGGCCTCAAACTCAGGGTATTCTTCTTTCCGGACCAGTTCCCACCCTTCTCTCATGCGGGCAGAAACATTCTTCCGGTCGTCAAAACCCCTGACTTCAGACCGTATCCATCGGTGGACAAAGCCTTCTGGCGGGTCGGGTGCGTCCAATAAGGACGGGGGACTCCAAGGTTTCCTTTGCGTTTTTACGGCTCGGGTCTTGGATGCGCGAGGAGTACGATCAATAGTGTTTTCAGACATTGTCATTTCCTAGCGTTTGTATTTCGCGTACTGGTCTAGAGGAACCCCCAACTTGTTCGCAATAGTAACTTCACTTGGGGATAATCTCACTGTTTTGCGCCCGGATGGCCCCGAACGTGTAGCAGAGGCAACAGCCTGTTGGGGCCTGTTACCTCCGGTATAAGAAGTGGTGCCCCCAAACTTGTGGGGAAACGCTTCTCGCATTCTTTCGTCAATTACACGATAATACTCTGGTGAGTTTGTGTCAAAGTCTTCTTGTTCGACCAAAGTCTTGTGTATTCCAAAAGCAGCGAAGGTCATTGCGTCGTCTTCGCCAAACCACTGGTTCTCTGGCTTCTCCGCCCATTCCACGGCTCTTGGATCGGGACGGCCCGGTGCGGCGGCTTGGACCGGTGCAGCTTGAGCCTGCTGGGCTTGGAGTTGTTGAGCGTCATACTGAGCCCGCTGAACAGACTCTGCTTGTTGCTGTTTAGCCGCCTTGACCCGCTCCTCTTCTATCGCAAGTTGCGACAGCTTTTTGTTGATCTCTACCTGAGAAGAAGTGTCGTTAGTCGCAATCGCAGTCTCCAGATCTCTGGACAGAGAGTCAGACTGCGTGGCTACACGGTCTCCGTATTCCTCAATGTAACCTTGGTCCAAATCGTGAACCCGGGTCCTAAGCTGGTTGTTTTCCGCCTGAACGCCTCTGGCATACTCGACTGCCGCCTGCTGCTGCCGTTCTGCTTCCCGGGCCTTCTTTGTAAGCTTGTCAATTCGACGTTTGACTTTTTTACTGTAATCTTCGTGTTCCTGAGACGTTCCCGGAACACCTTCTTCGTCAGGAAACGAGTCAACCACAACATCGACACTGGATGCAGTCTCTGGAATATCGACAACTAACTCGTCTTGAGCTTCTTCAGGCATGGTTTATCTCCATGTTAAAAGTGCAGGATATCTTCGGGGTCCTGTATAACCGCTATAACCTCGTCATCATTTAAAACGCGAACCTCTCCGCCGTCTATCTTGAAGCGTGCGCCCGCATACCGTCCAAAAATAATCCAGTCTTTCTCCCGGCACCACGGGCCACTAGGGAACTTCTTACGGTCTTCATAGGCAAGAGGTCCCACTTTTAAAACATACCCGCACACGGTAGCCACGGATTCCCTGTCTACCACTGTATCTGGTAGAAGAACGCCGCCCTGACTTTTACCCTTTCCCCTATAAGGAAGAATCAACAAGCGCCAACCCGTAGGTTCAGGCAGTCTATTAAACGTAGCCACGTCTAACTTGCTGGGATCTAAGACTCGTTCTTCGGGTTTTACATAGGCGGGGTCTAGGGAAACTACGCTGGAAGCGCCGGTTAGTTCGGATTTTTTGGACATTAATCTGCCTTTTCTAAGATTTCTCTTAACTCCTGTCCTATATAATCCAAAGACTCTACGTTGCCAACCAGTTGTTTATACTCTTCGTGACTTTGTACTCCACCAGAAGTCATAATCTCTGAAACACGGTCTCTACGTTCTCGAATAACTTGCAAAAGTCTTTCCGCCAGCAAAATTCCGTCCATTAGCAACGCCACCTTTTTCTTGCTTGCCGAATACGGGAATTGGGATTGTTACGAGTTTTTGCAGAACTCTTCTTCAACTGGCCCAAAGACCTCGCACAATAACTTCTTCGGCGCTTGGCGCGAGATTTGCTGGGATTTTTTTCAGTTACAGCGGGTTTGAGTTTTGATTTTGGGTTGGCTTTGCGATACGCGCTTATACCTTTTTTAGTCATCCCGCTTTTTTTGCCATAGTTGGCATTTTTACCGGTAGTTGTGCGCCGTATAGGTTTATCTTTCCGGGACATTATCGCTTCTTCTCTTGCTGCCAAGCACGAACTTTGCTCATGCTACGAGAACCGAACCAGAATGCAATGATTGAAGAAAATATAACAGAGGTCTCAGGGTCCCAGATAGCGACTAACCCCGCAGACAAATCCATGCCCTGCGTACTCACCATACTGTACAACGTGACGCCCTTGATCGTCGCAAACAACAAAAAGAAGGCATAAGTAAGGACAGGGCGCACAGAACCCCGCAGAGCGTTGACAAAACCTCCAGCGTCAATAGACCGGTCATGCTCATATATGCCTTTCGTTTCCGCAATGTCAGCCTCGGCGTCCAGTTCTTTTATTTTTAGCTCCGAAAGCTTGTCTGCGTACTTGGCTTTTGCCTCCAAAAGAGCAATTTCCTGCTCATTTGCCTGTTTTTGCTTAAAATAACCCAGTATTTCCGGAATTATGGACGTTCCGAAGCCTAGCGCGGTTCCTAAAAGCGAAATAACCATGAATTACCGCTTATTTCCTGCTCATATAGGCGCTCATGCCCATGTAAGCACACGTGACCCCAGAAAAAGCTATGTAGGCGAGCCCCAGAAGGTCGCTTATAGACTTGAGTCTGCTTTCGCTAACGACAAAAAACAAAAGTCCGGTCATCCCGACCATGATGCCAAGGGCGCACCACGCCATATGGCGTTGGGCATCCATCTTCTCGGCTGTCTCAAGAGCTTCAATCGCTGCCAGTTCTGTATCCGACACAACCCCGTCACCGTCAAGATCCAGGGTTTGGTGGCGGCTGTCTCTTTGAAGCTTCTTCTGGGTCATC